GTGCTGGGTATAAACAGGAAGAACATCAGAGCCGAGTCGAACCATCCGAAGTTCAAGTGGAAGAGATCCCACATATTCAATCAACCTTTTGTAGGACGCAATGTTATGGACCATAATGTCCCACAAGCGTTCTTCAGCAACATCACGTGTTTGTCTATTAAGCCACTGTACTGTTGTGCTACGAGTATTTAGCGGACGTTGTCTTTCTTCTAGTAGTTTCTTCTTCTGCGATTGATCAGGATCCATGTACTTACATGCAAAACCTATACGCTGTTGTTGCGATTTCAAAAAGTCACCTGCATTTGTAAATTTAAGATCATTCATTTGTATATGCCTTCAATAGTATAATGTTTACTATTATACACTGCCCAACTTAAACTGTCAAGTCTATTATATCCTTGATTACGTAATTTTTTATACCAGGCAATGTAATTTGTTAGCCTTTTCATGTCCATCTTTCTATTACCCAAGGGTCTCTACAATCTGCAGGGTTAGGATCTCCATGAAATACTGCAATACTTGTCTCAGGTAATACAACAGGTTCACCTACATCTTTAAAGTTACGTTTGCCGTGTATCTTAACCATATCTGGTTTACCACGCATTTCCCACTTATAACTTTGTATCCACTCGTCTGGCCAATAATTAAAATTAGTCTTTACCTTAGAATAAATCCAATCTTGATCTCCGTGAAAGCGCCTCGCACCGTGTGGATTTTTTATAAACTCTTCGTACACATATGCATGGTCGCCTGTGTTTAGCCTAAATACACTACTATTCATTCTGTCCCATGTTTGTCTCTGATGGCGATTAAAATCACGTATAATACAAAACTCGTTAGGCTTGTAAGTAAAAAGTTTGTCAATGTTTTCAAATACAACTACGTCTAAGTCTAGGTATAACAGTGTACCTTCAAGTCCAATATGCGGATTGAAAAAGTAAGGCTTATACCACCAACCTGTTAGTCTAGGATCAAGAAACAAAGGTAAGTGCGTAATCTTTTTGTTTAATCCGTCTGCGTTTTCAGTCAAGCAGACAAATTCAAAATCTATAGTTAGATTACGACTTACCATAGCAAAAAGCCTATTGACGTAGTCAGCTGAATACTTGGTGCCGTGTTTTAGACAAACAATGTAATTCATTATTTCTCGTAGATAGCCGAATTTGCTCCGTGTTCTGCGCACTCAACTCGCACACAATAACAACGATTATCAGTTGCTTCTCGAATCAGTTTGTCTGCAAAGTTAAATGCATGTTCTGCAAACTTCTCTGTACCTACACCGTCAAACACTCTGCATTCTGCTAATCCAAGTTCTTCAAGTTCTTGTAGTTTTACAAGCCAAGGATCTTTTTTATCTAAACACAATTTGTGATCGAATTTATCTTCTAACCAAGCCTTCAAAGGCTTTAGTCCGCCGAAGTCAACTGCCCAGTTCTTATTGTCTAGATAATCACAACCAAATGTAAATGTAAATGCTAGACTGTAACCATGTAGCAGATGACAGTGTGAGTGATCTGCATTTGGTTGACGGAACACTGCTGATAGTCCAATATTGTGTCCATATGTTTTTGTCGAATAATAACTCATTGTATCTCCTTAGCTAATTAGTGCCGGAATATTTAACGAGGGACGAACACTTAGTCCTCATTATTATTATACTATAAGTCGTTCATTGTGTCAAGTGGTTCTATAATTAATAAAATATTACTATACTCTGCTGTTTTTGGAACTTTAAATATCCAATGGTTGCAAATAAAATCACCATACATGGTAACTCTGTATCTTCCACCAACGTCCATATCTTGAGGACGTTCCATGCTAAACACGTTTGGCACTAGTTCTCCTGGTCTTGTGTTTCTAAGATATTGTCTTGTAAATGCGTTTAAATCATAACTGTGACTGCCGTCTTCTGCATATGCTACTCCATATACAGCCGTACTAGCACACTCATATGGCTTATATCCTAGCATGTGGAATTCTATATCATCTTCTTTTGTAATAGGATTGTTTACAATTTCAATTTTTATATCTTGGAAAACATGTGCGTTTTTAAAACTCATGTAAGTCACACCAAATATTATACAAATGGCTAGGCTTAGTCCGCTTAGAATATTTAACAATATAATTCTAATTGGTGTCACTTTTAATCTCCTCTCGAATTTCTTTAAGGTCTTGCTTTACTTCTTCTAAATTGTTGGTTGCTGACGACATTGTCTTGATAACGTATTTAACAGTTATAATGGTCCAAAACCACCAAGTCACAGCGGTAAAAGCAAATAAAATCATACCGATATTAAACATTGTGTCAAAAGAGGTTATGCCGATTGTGAGGGATACAGCAC